CAATTTTTCCTTTTTGTTTAACATCTTCTTTGAGTTGAACAAATTTAGATGAAATTTCTGCAAAAACTTCTTGTTCAGGTCCAGTAAGTGTGTTGTAAAATTCAAACTTTTTCTGTTCTGCTGTCCTATTCTCAGAAACGCTAGTAGTTTTATCAGTAAGTAAATTCTTAATTTGACTTTCAGCAATCAGTTTTTCCATATCAGGACCACCTTCAGCTAACGCTCCAAGTATGTCAGGTCTAGTAGCTTCTCTTCTTGTAGAGCCACCAAAAGCATAATTAGGAACAACATTGCCTTCAAATTTATCTCTAACACCCTCTTGTTGTAATCTTAAAGCCTTTGCAACGGCATCTGATTTTAACTGTTTATTTGCTTCTTCTTTTTCCGAAGCTCTTTTTTCTTTAAATCTCGCAGCTAGTGCTTCTCCTAATTTAGCAACTCCTTGTATTGGAGAAGGTGGTATAACATAACCACCAGCAGATTGAGCCTGAAGAGGAATCATAGATTGCTGTCTTAATGAATCAGCTAACGCACGATCTCTACTGATAGTAGTAGGATCAGTAAAAGAGATTGACCTTGCACCACCAAAATTAGGTTGAGTTACTGTTTCATCATCTGGTCGTGTTCTATACGGATTATAAATTGCCATTTTTTTTCCTTTACGTCCCCATTAGCGGTAAACCGCCTGTTATAGCAGCAGAACCAAGACTAAATAATCCTGACATATTATTCCCAGCTTGTGCCATTTGTTGATTGTAATTATTCATCGCTGCTTGGTGTTGCATACCTGTTGCACCTAGAATATTAGGCGGTGCTATTGTTGCACCCTGATAACCTTGAAATTGTGGCAACATTGGCTGATTACCTGTACGCAGAGCATTAACCTCTGATAATGGTAACTGACGTAAAAATGCCTGTTCCTGAATACCGCGACCACGTTCACCAGCTTGCATACCATATAAACGTGCTTGTTCGCCACCAGAAGCTAAAATAGAAGCTAGTCTTAAATCATTCTCTTTGCGGTCTAATTGGTCCATAGCACCTTCAAATGCTATACCACCGGGATTATGTCCTCGAACTAAAAGGTCTGTTTGCATAGCTTGACGTTCAGCATCAAGCAAAGGTTGTTCTCTTGCTAAAATAGCATTAGAGATAGCATCTCTTCCCGCTACTGTCGGTTGTGTTGTAATATCGCTGACTTGACTAAGATCAAAAGGAGTTCCTAAACCCTTCCCAACCTCAGTTAATCCTTGTTCGGCAATACCGCCAAGTTGAGTGCCGATTCGTTGTTCTTGATCAAGTCTTGTTTGTCCAAGCGGAGTTAAAGTATCGGTTATAAATACTTCATCGTCTGGTCTAAAATCAACATCTCTTCTGCCTAGAGGATTAATAAAACTAGGATTACCTAATTTAGCAGTAGCTCGTGCAGCATCAATATTTGCTTGTCCTTGAGCCACAGCAGCACCTCGATAGTCTGGCGCTGGTGGTGGACTAGGTTTTGAAAAATATATTATTAAAACTAATTTTGAGAGATAATTCTCTACAAATTCTGCTATCTTTTTAACCACTTACATTCTCCTTTAAGCATCCCATAAACAAGCATATCATCGTCTTTCAATGCTCTTCTCATATTACCTTCTAATTTAAACCCCAAATGTTTATCAAATTTTCTTGCATCCTTATTTGACTTAGGAACAAGACCTGTAATTCTTTGTACACCAAGTTGATTAAATGGATAATCAAACATAGCGTGTAGAAACTTTTTAGTAAGCCATCTCTTCCCTTCTTTCCCGGCTATGTGAGCGCAGATATTTTCTCCTGAAAAATGGTTATATAGCACTCCCGCTATCAGTTCGCCATTCTTATCGAGCAATCCTATACAACTATAATTCTCAAANGGGAAATGAGTATTATTTGTCTGCTCCGATACGAAATCNGCAATTTTCTCTTTCGGTTGAGTTATTATCAAAGGACATCGCCTACCTCATATAGAAAATCTGTTGCTTCCCATCTCAACTCGTTAGTCGTACCACCTGACTGAGATTGAAGCCTTAATGCAGCAGCAGTTCCGACTGCGACTAAAGTCTGCCAGTCTCGAATAACTGCTAAATCTCCACCCCAAAGCCCGGCATCCCATCTTGCAGCATCCCACACACCACCTGTAATCGGGCTAAATGTCAGGCTTGCATTAACAGGTACATCTTCATAATCGACATTAAGTGCAGCAGAGAAACTTGGATTGCCGTCTGATAAGAGAATTGGTCTTATCATTTTAAAATGTTTTATAAGCCCTCTTGAACCAAAATAAGAAAACGCTTGTTTTGCTTCTGCATTAATATTACTAGTGTCGTCTTTATCCTGACTCCAAAATTTAAAAACTTTTCCATTACTGCCAAAATAAGCATCACCACCAAATAGTTCCCAACAGTTCGCCTCAATATTGGTAAACTTACCCCAAGCGCCTGTCAGCGTATTCATGGCATATTGAATCTGATCTGAGCCTACTTTTTCAGGAATATTTAAAATTAGCATTTCAGCTTTTGGAAAAAGAAATAACTCCCAGCCAAAATTACCACTAAATAAAGTAGCAGCACTATTAATATCTGATTGTATTTTGTCTGTCATGGCTACATTAGGTGCAACTTCACTTGACGATAATGCCTTACTCATAGGATAGACACCTTGCTTGGTTANTATAAGCAAGTCTCCACCATATTTAACCATTGGTCTGTCACCGATTGGTTCGCCAACGTGCCAGACTCCGACAAGGCTAAAAGTAGCAGCAGCAGAAGGATCAGTACCTTCAAATACTACAACCTCTCCTTCAGAGGTAATCGCTACCCAGTAGTCATCTAAACCTTCGCCAGCATCGATTGTCCAACTGCCAGCTTTAATTATTTTACCACCACGCTTTACTATGCCGTTTAAGTTAATCTCAGCAGCACCGCCACCTACCGCATCCGCTGGGAGATACCAGCAAGATAAAGAATTTTTCTCAACAGCCCATAATCTTCGTTTATGTGTAAACGGCTTGTCTAAAAGGCTAGTTGTAACATTGGTAATCGCTGGTGTTGATGAAGCAGTAATCGTTACCCAAGCTGAACCATTATGATAACGTGGTTGGTCAGTACCATTAAAAGCACAAAGCCAGTTTGTGCCAGATGAATCCATATAATTTACATGATTCCAAAAAGCATTTGTCAAAGAGGTAACTTCTGCGCTTCCTACCGCACCAGCATTGGTTACATTAAATATGCTAGTACCCGCAGCAGCATACAATTTCTGTGTGCCGTCTGACTTGTTATAAGCCATTAACGACTGAACTTGCGCTCCTAAACCTGTTGCATGAGAGGAATAACCTCTTCTTACTCTAATATCGGACGTACCCGGAAACCAATTATCTAATTGGATAGCATCCTCTGGTTTCATGTCTGCAATCGAATCACGACTGTTCAGACCACCGACAGGCGATGTTAGTGATACTTGCCCACTAAGTTTGCGCCTTGAATTTCTAGGTTGTTTTAATAGTGCTGCTTGTCTCACGAGATATTCCAGTTGCCTTGCGGTACAAATAATCCAGGTTGGTACTCTGCAAGACCACCAGCTAAATCGAGAACAGGTTTTGTTGCTTCTCTTGCAACAGCATCAGCAACTCGTCTTTCGTATTTATTATAATCTTCGGCATAGGCTAAACCTTTTGCTTGTTTCCACCGCCAAATTATTCCTGTTGCCATTATCTTTTCGGAGATTCTTCCAATATCAGTATCAGCAGCCCACGCATCTTGCGTAGTACCACCAGATGATTGACCCCAATGATTACTTATATATTCAAATGCGATTGTCTCAAATCCTGTTGGTGCTGGATCAAATATTAACTCATTACCTCTGAAACGATATTGGTCAAATGGTCCAGTTACAGGACTTGCTTGTAGTGCCTGATAAGCTCTTGCCGTTAATGGTCCGAATACTGGTCGTCTTTGCGTTCTGTTCCACATTGTCTCGTTAGTGATTCTGACTGCACTTGCATCAAAATCGCCAGCCGAAATAATTGTACTTATTGTACCTTGTGAGGCTTGAACGAGTCTTGATTTACCACCAGTTGAATAAGTGCCATAGTTTGAAGAATCAGTATCATCGAGTGAAAAGGTATTTGCATTTACTCTGGTAATAGTAAAGCGCAAATTATTTATTTGGACCATACCTTCAACATCCGCAATATCTACCTGATCGCCAGTCGAATAACCATGACTATTAGCTGTGACAACTGCTGGGTTAGCTTTCGTTACAGCAGTTATGGTTTTAGCATCGCCACCAGTTACAAAGGTTACTTCTTTGGTCATAGACTGCCAAGTGTGTCGCTCTGCCAGTTCTTCGCCTTCTTCGTTTGCTAAAGCAAGCACCTGAATAATCTGTTCATCAGTATTGCCAGCAACGGCTGAAGGAGCTGCTATACCAATCCTTCTAGTAACTTGTTGAACCATTGTTAATAATGACATTATGTTTTCTTTTTCCTCGTTTTCTTAACTGGCTTAGATTCTAATGCTTCTAATCTAGCCGTTAAGCTACTTAAATCCTCTGTTAATTTCTTATTGATATTCTTCTGATCTTTTAGCTCAGATTGTAAGGCAGATATTTTCTCTGTTGCCTTACCTTGTGAGTTAGAAGAATCTAGCCATGCACGAGCTTTTTGTTTCATTACTCTTGAACCAACACCTAAAGACATTAGGGTTTGTTCGTTAGCTTCTGCTAATTCTTCGACAGTTCTTATTCTTGCTGCAATAATATTTTCTTGGTCAGATGGTCCTAAAACTGTCCATCCTCTAATCGGTGTACCATCGACAGGCATTTCCAAACCTTCTTTCCATGCCTCGTACATACTTTTTATGGCTTGAACATACTCAGCCTTAAATCTGCCATCTCTGATACCCTGAGTGAGTTGTTCTACCCATTCATGGTAAATTCGTGGAATTTCATCTTTACTCCCGGCTGGAGTTATAACTGCATAATCGACATCAACTGCGACATAATGACCAGCTTCGATAGAAGCATTACGATCCTCATGTGGCCTTACTTCAAATTTAATAAAAGGTGGTCTATCTTCCATTACTCCGGGTTGCATATCATTTCTCCTGTTGTTGAACAAGAAAAGGGGAACTTGCGCTCCCCCTTCGTTTACTAGGTTTACTACTTCTTAAAATGGAAAACAGCAGACAATTTCGTTGTCTGAAGCATCTCCAGCAATCGCACAAACATTGTCTGTAACGTCAGCAGATACATCAAGTGTTCCATCACCAGCTCCAGTTGGAGTTAGTGGATCACCATCAGCGCCCGCAGTTAAAGCAATAGTTAGTGTGGCTGCACCTCTTATTTGAAACCAGCCAAATTGCCCATCGGTCATAACAGCTTGAATTACACCAGCACCGATTTCAACAGAATCACTCAAGTCACTTGTGACTATATTAGTCTTGTATCCATCTAGTAGGTAGTAATATGCGACTTCGCCAGCTACCGCAGCAGCAGCAGAGCCATCATCCCATTGCATATATTTATACAATTTACCATCGCTAGTTTGTCCGATTGTACCTAATGCCCATTCCTGTGACGTATCGATACGAGATGTAAGTATACCAGTTATATAT